TCCATTAGCAAAAGAAATCGACGGATCAGACGCAAATTGGGGATTTATATTTGAAGATGTACCTAAAGAAGACTTTAAGGTTAGATATCCTGATGCTGATTTGTGTTCAATAGAAAACTGGGGCGCAATCGGTAGACAGACTGAGGGTTGGGTATCTGAAAGATCTGTTAGAGTTGCTGAGTATTTTTACAAAGAATTTAAATTAGTTGATATTGTTTTATTAAACACGGGGGAATCTTTAGAGAAGTCAAAACTATCTAAAGAACTCCCTCTTGGTGTTTCTATCTTAAAAGAAAGAAAAGCCGTAGTTCCACAAATAAAATGGGTGAAAATAAATGGATATGAAATTCTTGAGCGCGGTGAATTGCCAGGAATGTATATCCCAATTATCCCAGTTTATGGCGATAAGCTAAGTATTGATGGAAAACGAATCTATGAGAGCTTAATTCGTCACGCAAAAGATCCACAAAGGATGCTCAACTATTGGGCTAGCACTGAGACCGAGACTATTACTTTAGCACCTAAAGCGCCTTATTTAGTTGCAGAAGGTCAAATACCTCCTAAATATCAAGCAATATGGCAAAGTGCTAACAGAAAGAGCCATGCGTTTCTTCCATATTCTCCTGTTAGTTTGGGTGGTCAATTAATTGGTGCACCTCAAAGAAACGTGTTTGAGCCAGCGGTAGGGGCTATTACAAACGCTAGGATGCAGGCTGCTGACGACTTAAAGGCTACGACTGGCATATATGACTCATCACTTGGTGCCGCATCTAGAGAGACCTCTGGCGTTGCTATAAGAGGAAGACAAGCTCAATCTCAAACTTCTAATTTTCATTTTATCGACAACTTAAACATGTCTATTAAGCACGGAGCTCGAATCATCTTAGATATGATTCCTTTTATTTATGATACGAATAGAGTTGTTAGAATATTAGGCGAAGATGATCAGTCTAAAGTAGTTAAGCTTAACCAACCTTTTGAAGAAAAAGGCGAAGTAAAATTATTTGATGTTAATACCGGAAAGTACGACATTGAGATGGAAGTTGGACCAAGTTATGCGACGAAGCGCCAAGAGGCAGTTGCTAGTATGATGGATCTAACTAGAAGCTATCCACAGGTTGCACAATTAGCCGGTGATTTGATGGTTAAAAACATGGACTGGCCAGGAGCTAGTGATATTGCTGCAAGACTTAAGAAGTCTTTACCTCCTGGTATTGCAGAGGACAGTGAAGATCAAAAACCTCTACCACCTGAGGTTCAAGCTCAAATGCAACAAATGAGTCAAATGATTGAGCAGCTCACTGAGAAGTTAAACGAAGCAACTAATGTAATAAACATTAAAGCAAACGAGCTTGAGTCTAAAGAGAGAATTGAGTTTAAGAAAATGGAGAATGCTCTCATCTTAAAACAATTAGAGCTTCAAGGTGCAGCTGCTAATCAATTATTTGCGGCTGAATTACAATCAATTCAAAATAGGCTTTCAATGCTAGATATAAACGAGCCTATCGAAGAAGATTTAAATTATGGGAATTATAATGAATCTGGACCTCAAGAGTATCAAGAGGCTGCGATTCAAGAAGAACCAATGCAACAAGAACCAACACAACAACCGACTGGTGGGTTTTAAACACTAGGTAAATCCGTGGAGGAAACCCATGTCAATAACATTAGAATCGACAACTGATAGTATAGAAGCTGTGAATGCTGCTTTAGGCGGCGTTTTGGATTCCAAAAAGGTTGAAGATAATAATTCCGTGTCTAGCCATGAAGAGCAAGATGAAGCAGTTGAGAACTCGGAAGACTCAAAAGAAGACGCTAAGGAATCTGACGAAGAAGAGGTCAAGGAAGACGCTAATGAGTCAGAAGAAAAAGAAGAAGAGCAAAAGCCAAAGAAAAAAGGTGGATTTCAAAAGAAGATTGAGAAGTATGAAAAACAACTTTCTGTTAGCGAGCAAGAAAAAGAGGCTGCTAAACAAGAGGTCGAATACTGGAAGCAAAAAGCTCTTGGTGAAAAACCTCAAGAAGTTGAACCTAAAAAGGTAGAAGCGAAGATTGATGATAAAAAACCAAATCCTAACGATTTTGAAACACATGTTGAGTATGTAGATGCTTTAACTGATTGGAAAATAGATCGTCGCGAGCTTGAGAGAGCTCAAAAGGAAAAAGAACAAGAAGTGGTTCAAAACTATCAGTCTAGACTTAAATCTTATCACGACAAAGTTGATGAATTTAAAACTACAGTAAAAGACTTTGACGATGTTGTAAAAAACATTGGTAACGTGAAAGTGTCTTCTTTGATTAGTGATGCTATTATATCATCTGATCTTGGCCCTCAACTCTATTACGAACTTTCAAAAAACAAATCTGAATTAGATAGAATTAATTCTTTACCGGATTATAAAGCTCTAATTGAGATTGGAAAATTTGAAGAACGTATTTCTAAGGCGTCAGTAAAAAAAGAAACAGCGGTTGTTTCAAAAGCTCCAGCTCCTATTAGTCCTGTAAATACATCGTCATCTGGAAAAGCTTATAAAGATCCGGATAAGATGAATCTTCAAGAATATAAGCAGTGGAGAGCAGAAACTAAAAGCAGATACTAAACTTAACTAAATAAGGAGTCATTTAAAATGGCAAATACAAACTTAACCATAAGCATGGTTACAAAAGAAGCGTTAGCAGTTCTAGAAAACAATTTAACCTTCGCAAAAGGCGTTAATCGTGAATACGACGATCAATATGCTATCAGCGGAGCAAAAATCGGTGATACTTTAAACGTAAGAAAACCAGCAAAATATGTTGGCCGTACTGGTACAGCATTAGCAGTTGAAGATCATACAGAGACTTCTGTAGCAGTACAGTTAGATACTCAATTTGGTGTTGATTTGAACTTCACATCTAAAGAGTTAACACTCTCTATTGATGAATTTTCAGACAGAATTATAAAACCAGCTATGGCTGTGGTTGCAAATAAAATTGATGCCGCTGGTTTAATCATGGCTTATCAATCAACTTACAACACTGTTGGTACACCTGCGACTGTTCCTACAGCGTTAAAAACATATTTACAAGCTGGCGCAAAGATGGATTACGAAGCTTGTCCAAGAGACGGACAAAGATCTTTAGTTATCGATCCAACTGCACAAGTTGAGATTGTTGACGCTTTAAAAGGTCTTTTCCAATCTAGCGAAAAAATTGCTAGTCAATATGAGTCTGGAAACATGGGACTTGCTGGCGGATTTAAATGGTCAATGGACCAAAACATCCCAGTTCACACTGTTGGACCATTGGGCGGAACTCCATTAGTAAATGGTGTACCTGCACAAGGCGCGACAACTTTAGTAACTGATGGATGGACAGCGTCAGCGGCTTCACGTCTTAAAAAAGGCGATGTTTTCACTATTGCTAACGTTTTTGCAGTTAACCCACAATCAAGAGTTTCTACTACTCAATTACGTCAATTCGTAGTTACTGCAGATGTTTCTTCTGACGGTTCTGGTAACTTAACGGCGGCTATCTCTCCAGCTATTCAAAGCACAGGAGCTTTTGCAACTGTAAACGCTTTACCTGCTGACAACGCAGCTATCACAGTTTTAGGAGCAGCAAACGCAGTTTCTCCTCAGCATTTAGCGTACCATAAAAATGCATTTACTTTAGTATGTGCAGATTTATTGTTACCAAAAGGTGTTGATATGGCAGCTCGAGTATCTGATAAACAATTAGGTTTATCTGCTAGAATGATCAGACAATACGATATCAACAACGATAAGTTTCCTTGCCGTTTTGATATCCTTTTTGGATGGAAAGCTCTTTATCCAGAATTGGCTTGTCGTATCGCTGGTTAATATTTTTAAATTAGCAAGCTATGGATGGGTTAGCATTTTTAGCTTGTTAAATTTTGGGTGTGCCTATTCGAAAGGAGAGGCGCACTTTTTTGCGTTTAAAATCACTTGTATTTAAAAATAAAACAAATTGTAAAAATAAGAAATCCAGTAAAAACTTATAGTAAAGCATAGCCTTTAAAAAGGGGAAAATATGACTGCTAAAGATTTAATAAAAGGATCACTGAGATTGATAGGCGCAATTGCAACTGGAGAAAATCCGAGTGCAGCTGAAGAAACAGACGCTCTAGCATCACTAAATGGAATGCTAGATTCTTGGAGTGTAAGAGGATTTTTAATATATCAAAACGTACGAGAAGTTTTTCCTTTTGTTGGTGGACAAGCAACATACACGGTTGGGCCAACTGGAAACTTTAATACTTCAAGACCATTAATAATTAACAAAGCAATGGTTCTTTACAGTGGAACAGAAACAGAGCTTGAAATATTAACATCAGAGAAATACGCTGAGATAACAGATAAAACAATTCAATCAAATATTCCTGAGTATTTATATTGTGACGGTGGATATCCGTTAGAGAATTATAGTTTTTTTCCTGTCCCTAACGAAGCTAATAGCGTAGTGCTTTATTCTAAAAAGATTTTAACAAATATTACAAATTTAAGTGCTGAATTAAACCTTCCTCCTGGCTATGATAGGGCTTTGAGATACAACTTAGCTCTTGAGATAGCTCCAGAGTTTGGCAGAGATCCTAGTGCTATTGTGGCGAAAACTGCGATGGATTCTATAGTAGAGCTCCAAAGACAAAACACAGAGGCAGCTTACTTGGTGTCTGATGCTTTTGGATTGTCTACAAAAAGAACTAACTTTAATATTTTAAGTGGTGACTACTAATGAAAATCCCTGGGTTTATAGGTCCATCATATACATTAAAGTCTGTAAACGTGAACGCTCAAAGATGCGTGAATCTTTATCCTGAGTTGCTAGAAGGTGTTCAGGGCAAGAATGAAGCAGTGGCTTTTTTAAAAAGCACTCCAGGGCTTGAGCTGCTAGCTGAGGTTGGTTCTGGTCCAATTAGACTAATACACCAGGACTTAAATGGTACTATTTTGGTGGTTAGCGGTGATAAATTATATAAGATGGAATTAGTAGAGGGTGTATGGACTTCTGAGTTATTAAGCACAGATGAGCTATCAGTATTCGACACATCGAGTGGTCCAGTTAAAGCAGCTTCGAATAGAAAACCCTATGATAACCCAGAGCCAGCATCTGTAGGAACCAATTATTTCACAGTCTTTGTGGATGGCTCAGGTATTCAAATGTATTATCAGATCCTAGTTGAGGGTGATGGTGATGTGTTTAACGATTACGCAAGCATGGCCGCTTGGTATATTAGTGAAGATGCTCCAAACATTACACATTATAAAGTGAAGCTTAAAGGTAAAAAGGAGTTGTAGGGTATGCTTGGGGTGTTTGTAGAGTAGCGCCCCTTTTAATTAAAAATTTTATTAAACAACAAGAGAGAAATAGTACATGGCATTATTCAATTTCAAGTCACAATGTCCTAAATGTGTTGAGAAAGGTGGCGACAAATCAAAAGATAATTTAGCAAACTACAGTGATGGCGGTAAGCATTGTTTTAGTTGTGGTTATCATGTACACGGTGATGAAAATTATACCCCCAGTGAGGAAGAAGAAGTGTTAGACGACATTAAAGAAATGAGCAACGAAAGCAAAGAACGTATCAAACAAGGTACAACACACAAACTAACATGGCGCGGCATCCGTCCTGAAACTAATAAGTTTTTTGGTGTTGTCTATGAATGTTCTCAAGAGACAGGCTTGCCAATAAAGCAGTTCGTTCCTACTACGATTGATAACGCCCATGTTGGCTACAAGACACGGGTGTTTCCTAAAGACTTCTCTCACCCCGTAGGTGAAGTTGGTAAACA